ATTTCATCGAGCAGAACTTTTTGACGTCAGGACGATTGCACGGATATTCCTTAAATTCCGTCGCGCACTGATCGCAACAAAAGGTCGTCTTTCCACCTCTCCATGAGTGATTGTTCTCGCCAATCATGCCGTTCCTGATATTGAAAACAGGTTCGGCATCGCGCGACAACTTGCATTGCTCGATTACTTTGGCAACGCATCCATCAGGGTCGGCGTTAATCTGCGTACCGTTGAACCGAAACACTTTGAAGCCAGCTTGCGCAAGCTCTTGGTCTCGTTTCGCGTCTCTTGCCATTGGCTCTGGCAAGCGATGACGCGCTCCGTCAGCTTCGACAATAACCGCAGATTGGGTAATCTCGATATCAACGCAATACTTGCTCAATTTCAATTGCTGCGTCGAAAACGAAATACCGGCTCGTTGTAATGCCAAGTGAAGCAGTCTTTCAAGCGGAGAATTGGCGGACGGGCCAGACATCGAAGGCAATCTCCTCAACAGATTTTGCCTCATCTTCTCTCTCGTCTCTGGGCGTGCCAAAGCCGCACGATGAGTAGCGCGACGTTTATCGCCCCAGACGTAGCCTTTTGGAAGGCCCCTCTGTTTGCGAACTACATCACGCAATTTCATCTCGTTATGCACTTTGTGCCCACTGCAATCGAACGCTCGCGCGACTTCCGCAATTGTTCCCAATTCATCATAGATAGCTTGAAGGTTGCTCCAGTCCAACAAGATGCTCCCCGTATAGTCTCTACGGAGTCCCAGTCCATTCTGGGTTCCCTCGGCGTTGTCCACATGTCCTGACATAATTAGCTCAGCGAAGGATGTTCACCGATACAGGGGAGTGTTCATCATTGCGTCACCGCAATGAGGCCCGCGTTTGTCCAGGCGCCTCAAGGTCATACGCCGTCAGGCCCGTAGTTGCGGTTCCCGACTGCGTGTACGCCTTGCCCAGGATCGAGGGGTCGGCGTTGGCCTGAGCCTCTTTCATGAGCCTCCGCGTTTCCGCGGACGTTTCGTTTGCGTTCATGGTTCTATTCTCCTCATGTTGCTTTGCTGCGCCGGCTGTCCTCCGAAAGTGGGGCTCGGCCGGGTTAGAGTTGATCGGAAAATCTCTCGTGTTGGTTGATCACTTGGAGAGCCGTGGAAACAATGGCTCGCCGCCCGTTTGGTGAATGCCCTTGATCAGCGTCGCGGCCTTCGACTCCTCGCCGCGAGCGTCTTTTACCGGCTCGACCTTGGCGACTATTTCGCCGCCCACGTCTTCGCCCTTGCCTATTGCGCGTAGCCGTACCTTGTTCGGCAACGGCTGCGCCTTAATGATGTCCATGTCCTTCTTGAGCTGCTCGGTCAGCGCGTTCAGGTCGCTGATCGACTTCCTGAGCGTCTCGTTTTCCGTCGCCATCTTCGCGAGGTCACCGCCACCATCCACCTTGTCGTTTGGCGAGGCCGCGACAGACTTCAGATCATTGTCGCCGACATTGACCGTTCCCGCAGCCGCAGCGACCGCGACCGGTTCGTCGTCAGCGAACAGGTACGCCTTGCGGCACTTCGCCCCGGCGGTGCAGAGCGCGTCGTGCGCTTGCTGTAGGGCGCCCTGGTCGGTCTTGCTGTTGCGCGCGCCGTACTTCTTGAGGTTCTCGGACGCCCGCTTCTGCAACTCGCCGACGGCCTCGGCCATCGCCATGACCGGCGTCCCCGGTTCATTATTCGCCTCTTTGTCCTCGGCCTGCTCGACGACTTCTTCCTTCACCATATCGGCCAGGACGTTGCCGAGATCGACCAAGCAGTTCATCATGCGGGCCGGCAAGTCGGTATCGTCGTTCTCCAGTTCCTCCTCGTACTCGACGCGCTCCTGTAGCGCGCACAGCGAGTGGAGCAGGTAGGAGAACTCGCCGCACAGCGCGAGGTTCTTGCGCAGCACCGCCTTGCCGAGATCGCCGTCGTCGACCTTTGCCGCGCTCGGCGGGCCATCCTTGTCGATCTTGTCCTTCCACGCCGAGACGATATGGCCTTTGATCGTAGCGGCGTCCTCGGTCGAATACTTGCCCGAGTTCTTCGCCTTGTTGATGTAGTTCCACGCGGCGCGAATATGTTCTTCGGTGTCGATCGGGTACTTCTTGTTGGCGGCATCGGCGAACTTCATGCTGCCGTACTTCTGCTTGCCTTCCTTTGGGTTCACGTCATCGCGGGCGGCGACCTTGCCTAGCGTCTTCATGTCGTCGAGCAGCTTCGCCATCGTGATGTTTGACGACGCGAGCAGCTTGCAGAACTCGTCGACCTGCTCCGGCGTCGCCTCGATGTCGAACTCGTCCTCTTTAGGCGTATCGAGCGCGGCGGCAGGCTCGACCTTCTTACCCTCGCACTTCTGCCAGTCGGTGCCGTCGTGTTCGTACTCGGTCCCGGTGGCTTTGTCCGTCGCCTTGTCGCCCTTCTTGCCGTCCTTCGGCGGGGTGAATGCCTTCTCGACGACAGCGGCGGCAGGATCATCAGCAGTAGGGAATTCAGTGGCCAGGTCTGCGGGCTTTACGAAGTCGCGCTTCTCCAACGTGCCGTCGGCCTTCTGGATCTCGAAAAAGGTCGCGGTGCCGATGCACGGACGATCCACGAGGCTGATCTCGCTCGGGTCGGCGGTGTAGCGCGTCTTCTTGAGGTCCAGGTCCTCCCACTTCTTCGCGTAGCGGCCGCCGATTGAAAAGCCGGTAAATGTTCCCGAAAGCACCTTCTGCCAGGAACCCTCATCGACGATACGCGCTGTAAGGTCGATTGCCTTTTCATCATCATTGAAAGTGAGTCCGCCTGGTATGACGATGCCCGCCGCTACGTCCTTGTGCATTTCGCGCACGTTGCCGTTCGACTTGCCGTTGCTGGCCTCGAACTGCGACGCCGACCACGCCTTGAAGAATGGGACCGAAGTCTCGTAGTCGAATATCTCGCCGACGCGGTCAGGCACCTCCTGCACGGCTCTGCCATGCACAAGTCGTTGCGCTTCGTCGATCTTGTTGAGCTGGAAAAAAACTAGCGGTTGTGCGCCGACGTTCTGAGTTGCTGACATGATGTCTCCTCGGTATTGCGCCGGGAGGCATCATGCGTGCCGGTGTCGTCGATTGTCGGGGGCTGGTGGCCGCTATCTGCGGCGAGCAATTCCTCCAACGCTCCTATCATACCCCTTGCGTGCCGCAAGAGAGTTTCGTGTAGCTTGCGCTGGTCGGTCACGCCAGCGCCTTTCTGAGTAACTCGGATAGCCTCTTCTCGATTTTCTCGGCTTCATCAGGATCTTCGGAAGTTTCTGGAACATCACGCCAATCACGCGGCGTCTTGTCGTAACGATGCGTCGCAAAAAATTCATCCATCAATTGCTGATCGGTTTTCATGTCCCATGACCCTGTGGATGCCACGAACTGAACACGGCCGGATTGATATAGGAGGCCAGCGCCACGGATGCAGTATTGCCAAGAAAACGAGCTACCGTTTTTCCAACGGCTAACCGTTGACTCTTAAATTGCCGCTCAGTTTTTGGAGGCGGTGGTTTCGCTACTTCACGCAACGCCAATGCGGTCGCGTGCCACGTGCGGAAATCTTTGACCTTGAAATCATCGCCCGCCTTGCTGTGAAAATAGTCTCGTACTGCTGCGTCGGTGGTCTTGAATAAGGCACCGTCACCATTCGCCGCCTGCCGCTCGCTGATGTACGCCGCAAGTGCTGGATGATCTAACTCTTTGGTGATCTCCACACCTTTTTTTCCGGTAAATTCAAACCGCAGATTATTACCATCGACCACGACATGCGAACCGAGTAGCGTCGTCGCCCCGTAGGCTTGTTTGTCTGCGCCAGTGTCCGCCGTGCCGCCGATCCTGAAGCCCGTCTCGGCAATCAGCGCAGTGGCGGCGGCAGTATCGCGTTGGCCTTGATTTAAGTCTGTGTTCTGCATATCTTTAAGCGCGATATCACGCACAGCCGGGGCCACCTTGTTAAATTCTTGCAGGCGTGCGAATTTCTCAGCCGCCGCACGCTCTGAGTGCTCTGCGCTGTAAAGATATTGGTCACGTCCTTTTGAATCTTTACCAACGACTTGCAAATCGCCTTTGGCATCTGGATTTAGTTCTACATTCGTCCAAGCAGGCGGAACTCCGAGCGCCTTCATGCGGGACTGATCTTCAGCACTTAGCGATTTCCCATCGCGCATCCATACACTATCTTTATTGGAAATGCCGCCGCTACCTTCGCCGAACCGTCCGTAGTCATCGCGAGGATGGTCTTCTTCATTCCACTCGATCTTCGTTAGCAGCAACGCAAATAGTCCACGCCTCAGTGGCTTCGTGGTGTCACCTTCCGCGAGCCACGCCTTGAAATCCGCCATCGGTAGCGAGACCATCGAGCCGAGCCCGGTCCATCCGCGCTCGTAGTTCTCCAGGTACGCGGCGCGGGCATCATCGGTGCGCTCCCATCCGAGCATAACCTTGTATTCATCGAACTTGCCGCCGACGTTTTGATTCACCACGTGCACCGGCCCCGCGTAGTCATCCGGCGTGCCCACGCGCACGAAACAATCGACGTGGTCCCCGTCGGCTCCCATCGTGAGACGGATATACCCGTAGTGGGATTTAAGTGTCGGCCATTCCGGTCGACGATGGGAGCCAGCGGGGTTTTCGATGCTCACGTCCAGACCGCCGATACGCAGGTGGCCTTTCGGATAGTTGCCAGCGGTCTTCTGATCTTCCGTCGGCTGCGGCTTCAGGTTAAGCGGGCTGGTCGCGGCGGCGTGCGCGGCGCGGTCGGTGGTCACGTCACCCTTCACCACGCATAGCCTCATCCTCAGCGCAGCCGCAAGCCGGCGACGCTTCGCGCGGCGCTGCCCCTCCAGCGAGTATCCGGCAAGGCCGGATGTCGCCGTCGATGGCGCTGCGTATTCCTTCAGAAGAGCGGAAAGCTGCATGGCCTACGTATTCGCGATCACCGAAACCTTGCCGCCCGGCGTTACCTTGACATACTCGGTCGAGTTCGCCGCCATGCGCGGATGGTTCGCCGTCGCATCACCGACGACGGTGTACGAACAGACTACGTCCGTGTGCAACCTCACCGCATGGGTCAGGTCGTTGAACGCGACCGACGAGTTCGCCGCCGAGCCGATGGTCACCGGCGTCTGGTTAGCGACCGGCGGGCCAGACGGGAGTCCTGAAATATCGACGCCGCCGAACTCTTGAATGTACAGTTTGCTCATATTCGCTCCTCAGACTTGAATGTGCATAATCGGTTCGTCGCTCGTCGGTACGGATGCTTGCTCGTGTGCCTGGCGCGCGGCGTATATCGCGGCACCGACCTGCGTATCGGTCGCGCCGTACTCTAGCCCGAGCGCGAGCAATACGCGGTGCCAAGTAGTTGCAAAAATGTTTTCCGTGGAATCCATTTCCTCTTCCTCTCGTTATCCGACCGCAAAAAACGGTCCCGCCCCGACCCGGCATATCTCCTGCCCGCGAATCCACGGTGTCTTTCCGGCCTGTATCACGATGGCGCAGGACTTGACGCCATCCCACACCCAGGCACCATGAGCGAGTCCGCGAACGTGCTCGTGCTCATATCGCCGCCCGATCTCATCCCACGCCGGACTGAACCAGATCGCGCGGCGGGACTTGTCATAGCAGCCGCCTGTGTGTTCGATCGCGGGACAGGCGACGCCGGGAAATTCGAGGTACTGTTCGCCGTCAATGGTCACCACGCGCGGCGAGGGGACCACGGCGCACCCGGCGAGCAATAGAAGGATCAGCACGTACTTCATGAACTCACCGCCGCATTACTCGCCGCCGACGCTGCGCTGGTGTTGACGCTGTTCGTGGACGTAACCGTGAACGTGTAGGTGCCCGGGACGCAAGTCACGACGACCGGGCTGGACGTGGCGTAACCGACGAAGCCGCCGTGGTCGCTAGTAGCGATGTAGGTCTCCGCCGGATCTCCGACGCTCGCGCCGGGCGTGAATGCGACCGAGACGCTGCCGGAGCCGCCGGTCGCAGTGCCGATGGTCGGCACGTTCGGCGTGGGGACGCAGGCTTGGAGGAAAGTGGCGATGCGGTTGTAGAGGGCGAGTTGTTCGGTGGCGTCAAGCGCCCCCCCAAGACCAGCATCAACTATATTGCCTGGGTAAAAATTAGTAGCATCAGTAGAATTTTTAAACAATTTAACATTGCCATTGCTAAGTGAATTCGCAACAGCCGAACCAGAAACGATATAAACCCCATTCAAATAAATATCAAGGTTGTCAGACGCCGTTCTACTTCCTAGGTATAAGGCCCCAGCAGAAGGGGGAGACGGAAACACAGCGTCTTGCCCATTGTTAATAGTCACGGACCCTTGATTACCTCCCCAGTCAGGATATATATAATCATAGGCACCAATACCTATAATCGATGCATTACTACTCTGATTGCTAATCCCCTGTGCAAATAGTGAAGCACTATTTTGAGTCCACAGACCACCGGCTGTTGAAGGATTGAAATTTGTGTCTACATAAGAATCCGAACTAGTCGTTGTGAAACCTCCATCCTTCGTGAACCCTGGTGTCCCAACCATCGTAGCCTTAAACGCTGCCTGCACTAGATTGGTCAGCGCGGTGTCGGTGTCCGCGTTGTCCTCGCTGACATAGAGGTAGAGCGTGTCGAGCTTCGACCACACTCCATCCGCCACCAGCCCGTCGATCAGGGTGACGTATAACGCCGTGCGCGTGGGCGAGGGCGGCGTCGACAGGCGGGCGAGGAACTGGGTGACTTCGGGGGAGTCGCCGCCGCCACTAGATGGCTGCACACCGAACAGCAGTTGCGCGATGCGGTTCATTAGGCCAGCCCCGTGCCAGAGATGATCCAACTCGTCGCACTCTTCTTCAGCGCGACCGCGATGCCCGACGCGGCGAGAGTCCGCGGCCCGTTCGACCCGGCGCCGGCGAGGATCAGCTCATCCGAATCGATGTCAACCGTCACCGTGTTGATCTCGTTGACGAAGGTCAGCGCCTGACCAATCGGAACCGCGACATTCGCATTCGCGGCGATGATGTAGGTCCGATTGTTCGCGTCCGCCGTCGGGTGCAGGATGAAGTTCGCGGTATCGCCGAGGTTCGTCGTGTAGTTCCCGGCCTGGCTGTTGACGGTCAGCGAGACCGTAGCGAACTCCGACGCGTTGTGCGTCGCTGCCGTGCCTAATCCGAGGTTTGTACGCGCATTACCAGCGTTCCCAAGATCGGATAAATTCGACGCCTTTGCTAGCGCGGCATCGGCCGTATTGCCTTGCGTCGAAGTCGCGAATGACGATGCCGCCGCAGTCGCGGCAGTACCGAGGCCGAGATTCGATCGCGCCGTCGTCGTGCTCAGCAGGTCGGCCAGGTTCAGCGTCTTCAGCAGCGCCAGCGGGTCCGCCTCCGCAGACGATGGCGGCAGTACCACCCAGCCGTTCGCCGCGAGTATCTCGCCATCGAAGTCGGGAACCTCCTGCGCGACGTTCACAACCCCTGTATAGGTACGCCCGTTGATCGTCACGATCAAGCGCACTGGGTTCGGCATCATTCTCATGCTGGTTCCTCCTCGGGTTCGGCGAGCACAGGCTCGATATCGCAAATGCAGTTCGGGTGCGCAGGAGGTGCGAAATCTCCCGTGCCAAAATCGTCCTCAAAGTCGATCACACCTTCGTCCGCGGCATCATCGCATTCGTCGGGAACGTCGTGAAGGTCTCCGAGAATCCACCGCTTACCCGTCACCTCGCCAGACTGTCGCCAGCCCGCGACGTTGCCCTCGACGTGCGCCATCGCGAGTTCCGTCCGCGCGATCATCATCGCCCGCTCCTCGCTAAACGCACCAGACTCCTCGATGGCGTCCCTTAATCGCGCCGGGCTCCAGCCTTCCTCGACCGCCTGCGTGGTGCTTAACCGCAAGTAGTCGCGCGTGGTCTCGTCGATACTCCACTTCGCGTTCGGGTTGTCAACCAGCTCGCCAGCAACTATCTTCTTGCCAACCAGTTCCGCCCCGCGTTCCTCGACGTAGGCTCGCGCCTGTTCGTCCAGGTGGTTCACGATCTCGTCGGTCGGCTCCATCTTCACCTGCGCCAGTCCTGCGGTCGCCGCCCGTTCGTATATCGCTAACAGCTCGGCGCTGATCTCGTCCACCACGTCCGCGCCGAACGCATCGAGATCAAGCTGGGCGAGAATCTCTTTAACCAGGTCTTCCGTGGACTGCGCCTTCGCGACCTTGCCGACCTTTTCCGACAACAGCCGCGCGACCTTCTTCCCGAGCGATCGCGCCCATTCCGCGAACAGCGCCCTGAGCGACGCCGCGACCTTATCCTGCCGGTCTTCGACGGCCTGGGCCAGCTTCGTATGCTGGTGCTTAGCCATGCCTCAACATCCTGACGGGTGACCGAATGATAGTCGGCAGCGGCGGGATTGGGGCGGGCGGGTACGCGATCGCGCTGGCCGACGCCGACTGCGCGCCGCTCGCATAGTCCAAGTTGTAGCCGACCATCAAGATCGCCGATGCCATCTCGTGGACCAGCAATGCGGCGGCGTTCGTGATCACGGTCCCGGCGGCAGATGCCGATTCTGCTACAAAAATCGCGACCAGGTTATCGGTGACCTCTACCACCGCAGCGGCAGCCTCGATACCGTCCCCGGTAGTTGACGCCGAACCGGCAACGCCGATACCAGACGCCGCCTCGCCGCCCGCGACCGAAATAAAGTTCGTCTCTACTACGGGCTCCGCAGAACCAACGGCATCACCAGCAGCCGGCGTCAGATTGCTCGATACCTCTGCCAGAACCGTCGCGTCTTCGGATACGGCGACGGCTACGCTATTGCCAGAAACTACGCCGACCTCTGACGCCGACTCGCCCCCGGCGCCATCGACTACGTTGGTCGGGACCCGAGTCGCCGCCGACGCCGATTCAGTAACCCCGACCGGCTGTAAGTTGGCCGAGACCGTAACCGACGCTGACCCGGACTCGGTAACGCTCGCCGATTGCAGGTTTGTGAGTACGGTTCCGACGGCCGCAGCAGCTTCAGTCACGCTGACGGCCTTTAGGTTCATCGGAACCGCCCCGGTCGCCGCGACCGACTCCGTGACGGTTACGCCCTTAACGTTGGTCGGTACCGATGGCGTAGCCGATGCGGCCTCCGTCACCGTCACGCCTTTCACGGAACTCGCTACGCCCGCCGCCGCTGCCGATTCGGTGACGGTGACAGCCGTTAAGTTCGTCGCTACCTTCGGCGACGCCGATCCGGATTCGGTGACCGTGACCGTTTTCAAGTTCGTGAGAACTGCTCCGATCGCGGCACCGGATTCCGTGACCGTGACGCCTTTTACGTTGGTCGCAACTTTCGCTGATACGGTTGCGGCCTCGGTCGCGGACTGCGTTCGCGCGCCGGTCGGGTAGATTGAGCTTGCCACCTTCGTCGCCGAAGCAGCCTCGGTTTCCGTTACCGACTTGAGGTTGGTCAGGACTTTGTCGCTCTGCGAGCCGCCCGCCGTACCGCCCGCGGCGATCGTCCACTGCTGTACCAGTTCGATGATGTCCGCACAGTACGCCACGCCGTTGCCCTTAGTCATGGTCAGCGTAATATTGCCCGGCGCAGTAGCGACCTCGTGCGAGCCGAGACTGATCGCCATGTCGTTAGCCGTACCCGCGATATTCGACGCCACGCTGCGCTCGACGGCCGTAACGTTCGTGCTCGCCACCGGCACCGTGGCGCTTACGATTAGCGAGACGACCAGCGTCTGCCAACTGTTGTTATACGTGTTGTTGATCGTGAGCGGCGCCGTAGTGCCAGAAGCGCCGGTCCCGCCGGTCCCGCCATTCACGCCCGACGCCCCGGAGAATGCTTCAATTGCCAGCACGCCATTGGTTACCGTCGCGCTCGCGGTCGCCGTGATCGTCACCGTCCCGGTCGTCGTAACCGAGCAGTATCCAAGCGTAAGACCTTGCACGCCGGTCGTGAGCTTCGTCCGGTTGGTGACCGTGCCAATCTCGCCCGTGCCGGCGGACTTCGTGAACGTAACGTTGATCGCCGCCGGATCGAAAGCGGCGGACATGACAATGATATCCCCCGCCGTCACCGACATGGACGCCGAGACGATGGTCAGCCCGGTAGTCCAGGCGACTGCCGAGCCGGTGCGGAGGGCGATTGCCACGGGCTACCTCACCCCACGACCTTAGTGCCGTCCGCGGCCTGCGAGAGAATCTCAAGCTGTCCCGGCTTGAAGTGAACGCACTCGCGCCCCTCGTCCGCGACCTCGACGATCACCTCGCCACCCTTCGACACGCCGATAACGCGACCGGCCAGCCCGGAGAATGGGCTGCTCTTGTCGCTGACTTTTACGCGCTGATTGGAAAAGTTCATGGCTGCTCCTTAGCTATTAGTGAAGGTATACGTACAGGCCAAAGTCCCCGTGTTTGAAACGTTCAAGGCGGCAAAGACATCGTGGCACAGCAAGAACGTCCACGTCTCCTTGACGATGGTTAGCCCGACCTCGGTATAGACCCGGTCGGCGCCCGCCGTGATGGTGTACGTGACCGTGAACGTGCCGGAAGTGGTTCCCGTCGTCGGGTTCGCGTTGACCGTCACCGATGCCTGCGTCTCCGTTTCCGTGCCGAGTACGAAGTCCGTCACCGCTGCGGCCGATGCGTTGGTACCCGCGCGCCCGGTCAGCGCCGAGGTCGCGGTGCCGGTCGACGTATTCCGCTGCGTGCCGGTAGTATCCTTCGGGTTGTTGGTGGCGTCGGTGTTCAGCATCTGCTGCTGGACGAACGCCGCGAACTGATTGGTCAGCAGGTTCGCCGGCCCGTCGCGATAGCCGGTCAGGTTACCGTCGGGGTCGAACGCCTCGACCTTGAGTGAAACGCGAAAATGGTTCTGGTCGATCTGCGGCTCGCTGATGCCTTCGATCCACTCGCCGGTCGCCGTGTTCCTGAATCCGATCCGTACCCGTCCGTCTTGCATGTGAGTCTCCTGTGTGATGTTCATGTGACCAGCGCCAGCTTATAGAGCGTGCCGCCAATGTCGAGCTGGATATAGTTCGCGGTGTCGAGTGCGAACGGCCCGCCGTTCACCAGAATGCCGAGCTTCCAGACGCCGGCGGTTCCGGTATTCGGTGCGGCTGTTTTGATTGCGTCGGAAAAAGTCCAGGTCAGCGATGAGAGAGTCCACTCCGCGCCTGTGTCTCCAAGACCATCTGACAGAATGATGTGGTTGTTTATCCCGTTGGTGCCAGAAGCGCCACCGATGATGGTATTGTAGTTCCCGGCCTTGATGTTATACCCAGCCTGCGGGCCAACGGCGGTGTTGCCAACGTTACGGCTGCTCGCCGTGCCAGTGCCTATACCGACGCCGGTCGCGGTAAAGATCGTTCCCGGATTGCTGTTCGCCGCCCCGATGAGGGTAAAGTTCGTCGAACCAGTGCTGCGAATGGTGTAGGCAGCGCCAACCACAAAAGAGCCGGCAGTTACGACGGCACCCATGGCCTGAAGCGCATTCATGCCGACTGCAACGCTATAACCACCCTCTCGGTTGGCGTTGAGCGCGAAATTGCCGAGCACCGCGTTTGTGTCAATCCCAGTCCCGCCGCCGCCAGCGCCTCCAGCGCCGACCGTGATGCTCCCGCTCACTGTGATATCCGTCGCGAACACCGGATCGGTGTCCATCACGAACGTGCTCCCGTTTCCGGTCTGCGATGCGACTACAGTAGCGACGCCGGTCGACGTGATCGGGCCAGTCAGGTCGCCGGGGATGCCGGGCGGAACGGTAAAACTCCCATCGTCGGCAAGGTAAGTCGTGCCCCCGCTGCCGCCGCTCGCCGGAACTAGGCCGTCAGTTACAGAGGTAAAGACCGTGAGCGGGACGGGTAGCACCACCCGCTTATCGACGATCATCGCGGTCGTGATCGCGGAAGTCCCCGCCGCAACGTAGACTGCTGCGAGTGCAATGCTCCCACCAGGCACCGGCGAAAATACCGGCGAGTCCTGCGCCGGGCCGTCAACCATTGATAGGTTGTCAGCGCCGTCTACCACTACCAGGTCAAAGCGGGGATACGTCGCATTAGCAGCGGTGACGCTTACGTTCGCCGCGGACACTACCGAATAGGTCGTGTTGCCATCAGCCACCGCTACCGACATGTCCGGAGATCCCTGCGCGGTTACGTCGCAGCCATCGAGCACGCCGACGCCATCAAACGCCGAAATCAGGATATCGAAGTCAACCTTGTCCGGCTCGGCTTGCGGAAACTTGCCGGTCGGGTCCTCGATCGACTGCGCCGCGTTCGGGATGGTAAAGCTCATGCTGCCTTCCTCTTTTCAAGGGTGTCAGGCGTAATGCGGATGAAGTTGTCGCCGAGGTACACGTTCGGCGGATGGACTTCGACCTTGATCGCTGGCTCGGGCTTTTCAATCGGTGGCTTCGACGCGGCACCCGCGATCGGCTGCCCAGTGATCGGGTTATGCGCGGTCTGCCCTGCGCCCAGGATCATCGGACCCGGCTCCGGCGCGGGCGGCGATAGCTCAGACCTCTGATCCTCGGTGAGCGGCGCCTTGCCGAGATCATCCTGCCGGCACTCGTCGGGCGTGATGACCTTCGCATCAAGATAGACCTTCGACGCCTGCGCCTTCTTCAGCGGGTCCATCGCCGCGTCGGTCTCCCACGAGAACTTGACGCCCGGCCGCTTCAGGTATTTCGCGATGAGGAAATCAAGCTGCGAAGCGATAAAGCGCATGCGCGGCATCTGCCCCTCTTCCTTCGCGGTCTCCGCGACCTGCTCCGAGGTAGCCCGGTTATTCTGTTTGATCAGCGCCGTCGGCGCGATCGAAAACGCAAAGCAGATGATCCGCGCGAGCCACTCGTCATATTCGTCCTTGAGCTGCGCTTCCTTCGGGAAGATGATCTTGCCGTTGCCGAGGTTCGGCACGAACTTCATGCGCCGCTTCTCGGCGGTGTTGCCGACCATCATCGAGTCCCACCAGGTCTGGAAGTCCTTGACCATCTCGGCGCTCCACGTGTCCGGCGTCGAGACCAGGGCCTCCGGTACATTTCCTTCCGTGAAATACTGAAGCTGACTGATCTGCCGACGCATCGCGACGTTGACGGTCATGATGACCTGCTCCACCGGCGAGAGACCATAGAGCTTCCACGTTCGCGGATTTCGTACGATGTAGACGAGGTCGTCGCGCGTGTAGTCGACCGCCGGGATGCCGTGCAGTACCTGTTGGTACGCCGGGCTGGGCGGCAGCGGTGAGCGCCCGTACTCGTCGATCACCCGTTTCACAGTGCCGCCGTCAACGAGATCAAACGAGTACAGCCCGCCATCCCGGCTCTGTTGCGGGAAGATACACACCGCGTCGATCACTAGCATGTCCTCGACGACCATGCGTAGCCATTGGCTCCAGTTGTGCTCGCGATCCGGGTACGTGAAAAAGTCGCTGACGAATTTAATATCGTCCTTGAACTTGTCCGGGTCGGCACCCTCATCCCTCGGCACGATCTGCCACTCGAAAGATTCGATCTGGTCTTTGCACGTCTCGACCGCGAGGCGCAGCAGGTCGTAGGACTCTGCCATCCCGCGCAGGGTGTCGAAGGTAATCGACTCGCCGGCGCGCGGCGGGATGCGCAGGTTCTGCCCGACACTGTAGTCGAACTGGCGGCCGATGACGCCCTGCTCCGGCTTGTCGGCGAGCGGCCGCAGCGGCTGCCAGGGGCCGAACCAGTTCTGCGGTCCGACGCCGGAGACAAGGTAACTCAGCGAGGTCTTGAGGCGCGCATAAACGCTATCCTTCACGCCAGTAGCGGGCGGTGCTGCCGCGACCATACCGCTGAGCCGGGCGACCGTTGCGGCGTCGATGTCGACGCCCATTGTCTCGCGCGCAGCCTTGAGCACCGCGAGCGCGAGTGCGTCCTGTTGGGATTGGGCGCTATTCATTCCGTCTCGACCCTCTTTTGATCGTCCTGTTTCAAGGGGGTATCGCCCTTCCTCAGCAGCGCCGCCGGTGCTAGTTCCTCGCCACTACCCGCGAGCGCAGCCTTCATCGCCTTGCGCAAGTTCGCCGCTACCAAAGCGTTATTCACCGCGATCAGGTCAATGTCGCTCATGTTGCGCACCTCCGCATATGGTACAGCGCGACCTGGCAGATCGCCGCCGCTTCCTCGTGGAATCCAAGCCCCGGCGCATCCTCGCGCATCGGGTGCCCGGTGTTGTAATACTCGATCGCGGCAACGTGGCGCGCGAGGTGTTGCCCGACAACCATCGGCGTTACCAGCGCGCACGGATACGTCGTTGAGATAGCGACCGCGCTCATCGGATCGCCTCCATGATCGCGCGGCCGGATTGATCCGGCGCGGGAATAGCACTGCCATTCCCTTTTTTCGCGGCCGCGAGCGCCTCAGCACCCTGACGCATGAAATCGTACAAGCCCATACCCCTGCGCATCCGGAACCAGTTGACGGCCTGCGTCATGGCGTCCGTCTCGTCGTCGTGCTTAGTGCCGAGTCCGTCGAATCCGCTCACTTCGGTCAGGAAAATCTCAACGCCGGGCATCGCCTTTGGATCCGGCAGGTAAAGGTTGCCGGCCTCGTGCTCAGGCTGCATCGCATAGGCTCGCGCCGCTTTCCCGCCCTCGGGCTGGATCGCCACCACGCCCGGAATCTCCCGGCTGAGGGTCTCGATTACCGCAGACCCGTTGGCTTTGTCCTCGATGAGTACCGCGATCGCCTGCGGGAATAGCGCCTTGACCGCGCGCACCGCAATTACCGTTGCGGCGAATCCGAGGTGTTCCCGAACCCGGTGCAGCAGGTATTTATCCGCACCCTTGCGTCCCCAGGCCTGGATCGCAACGTAATCGCTAGTCGCCGCATCCTTGAAGGTACAGTCCACGCTGATGACGACCTCTTGAAAGGCCGGAGCGTCGAGGTAGAATTTCCAATCCTTGCGCGCGAAGATGATCCCGCCCCGGCTGGCCGGGTCCTGATTCAACTGTGCTGCGGTATGATAGGCGCCGAGGGAGCCTTCGAGCACCGTAACCGCAGCCTCGTCCACCCGCTCCGCGTGTAGGAGCTCACCCTTGACCTTGCGCGGATCGACGAACCCTAGCGAGGTCGTCATACTCTTTTCCGGGTCGTACCGCATCGGCAGGACTAGGTGATCCCAGCCGGTTTCTTCGGCCAGCAAGTGACCCGTCAGGTCGCGCTCATTGACCCGCTGGTGGACCACCACTACCGCATCGCTCGCCGGATCGTTGCCCCGCGTCGCCATCGTGCCTTTCCAGAATTCGATGGAGGCGTTGATCGCAACCGCTGAGTCCGCTTCCTTCGCACTGATCGGGTCGTCGATGATCCGCCGGTCCCCGCCGAATCCGGTAGCGCCGGCATCGGTGCTAGTCACTACACGCATGCCCCGCTTGTCGTTTTCGTATCGAGTCTTGACGTTCTGGTCGCCGGTCATGCGGAACCGATCTCCGAACGCCGCCTGATACCTCGGGGATTCGATTATTCGCCTACTATCGACCGCGTCGCGCATCGCCAAGTCCTTAGCATAGGACGCGGTCAGATAAGCGAGCCACGGCTTTGAAATCCATTCCCAGGCCGGCCAGGTCTGGGAAACGAGCGTCGACTTGAGACTGCGGAACGGCATGCTAATGATGAGCCGCTGAATCTTGCCATCCGTCACCGCCTGCAAATGATCGCAGATCGCGTGGATGTGCCAGTTATCCATAAACGGCGTTCCCGGCCATAGCACCGGCCATGCAAACTCGCGTAGGAAAACATGAAGATCGGCCTCGGCGACCTTAGCGAGCCTACGCCCGTACTCTGCTGCCGCCGCTGCGCGCAAGGCCACTAAGTCGCCGCTACGCGCCATGATCATCTCGACGACGTTATCCTCACGCCTCATCGCATCGGCACCAGGTCGTCGAGCTTCTTGAGTAGCGCCTTCAAATCCTCTGCGGACATGGCAAGGAGCTTGCCTTTATCCACAAAGTCAATCGGCGTACCATCGGGATTCTGCAGCGCCAGATTATTCGTCTCGCGCCAGCGCGCCCGCGTTTTCAGCCAGAAAAAGATTGAGGCCGGATGCCCCTTGCGGATCAACTCAAACAGCTTTCCGGCGACGAAGCTATTCGCCCTGAGCAGCCCTTCGTCGAGTTCAGTGCGGAAGTGCTTCTCAAACGCCTTGTGCCCGATAGGCGCATTCGTCCGCGAGTTGATCACCAGCTTGCACATTTCCTCTTGAGGAATGCCGAATGCGGCGAACATCATGACCTGTTTCCGCTGTTCGGCGGTCGGCTTGAATACCGGCATGCCGGGTTTCTTTGCGCCGGTCTTGGCGATTGTCTTAGCGGCTTTCACGCGGCTATCCTCTGCAATTCGAGGCGCTCAGTCCGGACCTCGGCGAATGTCTCTCCGCTTGATTCCAGCGTCGCCTGCTTGCCAGTGAATTGTTGCCAGCGCAGGACAGATACGTCGCAGTATGCCTGGCTCAGTTCCATGCCGAACCCGGCTCGGCCAGTGCGCTCGCACGCCATCAGCGTCGAACCCGAACCGAGGAACGGATCGAATACCGAGTCGCCTTCGTCGGTGTAGGCCTTAATGAAAAATTCAGGCAGGCCGACAGGGAAAGCTGCGGCGTGCCCGAGTGCTGTATGCGACGAATTGAACGTCGGCAGGCGGTTGCCTGGATAGGCTAAGCCGGGGCCGATGTATTCGCCGGGTGCAGCGTTCGTGCCTTGCGCCGTAGCTGCAAATGACGATTGCGACGTGCCGTTGCGTCTCGGTTTCTTTTTCGCCGCGCCAAACATTGCGCTATTGCCACCTTGCGCGGAGGCCCATGATGTGTTCCCAACACCCGGCCCACCAGCTATCGGCACATCGTCGGACTCGTGGCGCACCACCTCCGGGTTCATCTTCCACCGGCCGCGCGTGAACTGGTAGACCGGCTCGAATTGATTCTTGAACCGCTGCGTGACCGACTTCGGCACGCCGTTGCGCTCCCAGCAGAACTCAGTTGCAAAGTGCCAGCCCCAACTGCGGACGTGCGCGATCACCAGATCGAACACGTACAGATCGGTGTCGAGGCCCGCGCCCGGCGGCTTGATGTTGACAAACCACGAACCGTCCGGCTCGATTGCCGCAGCAATGTTCGCCGCAACCGGTGCGAACCATTCGACATATTCGCGCGGCGGTATCGGCCTGAACCCACTCGACTCGTCGTAGTCGCGCTGCTCGGCATACGGCGGCGAGGTGAATGCCAGATTCAGCGCGCGGCCATCGAGCAGCTGCGCTACTTGCGCCGGATCGCGGCAGTCACCCACCATGATCCGGTGCGCGCCCAGCACCCACAGGTCACCAGCCCGCGACACCGGCACCACCGGCGCAGGCGGAACATCGTCCGGATCAGTAAGTCCGCTCGACGTTCCGAGAATACTGTCCAGATCGCCGACCTCGAAACCTAGTACCGACAGATCAAATCCATCAAGCCTCAAATCGCCTAGTTCCAAGGACAACAGGGCTTCATCCCAGCCGGCACGCAACGCCAATTGGTTGTCGGCGATCACATAGGCCCGCTTCTGCGCTGCGGTGAGACCGGTCAGGTCGATGCAGGGGACCAGGCCATGCTGCGCCCGCGATATCTCGCGCCCGGCGTCCCACAGCTTCTGTGCGGCCTGGATTCGGCCATGACCGGCAATGATGCCCTTCGTGCCGTCAAGCAGAACCGGATTCGTCCAGCCGAACTCGATCAGCGACTGGCAGATTGCCTCGATTTGCTCCGGACTGTGGGTGCGCGCGTTCTTGGGATAGGCGACGAGGTCCCCGATGGGACGGTACAGAATTTCAAGGCGGAGAGGATTGCTGGGCGCGGTCGGCGATGGCGCGCGGCTTTCCTTGCGCCGGTTTATAAACGCTCTTTTCTTGACCTTTTTCGGAGGCGCCTTTGCCGTCCCGACCCCGACCTTCGACATATCTGAGAGGCCCGTTGCAGATTTCGCGCATTTTATCCGCAAAGTTGGGGATGTAAAGGAAAATCTAGGGTTTTATGGGCTTTTCTATAGAATTCAGATATTTACCAATTCCGACTTGGTAGCGGGCAACCGAATCGAACGGTTCCATCCGAGGTTATGGGCCTCGGCGACTCCCAGCGACGCCCGCGAATTTTTCCATAGCTCCGGCCCTTTCCCTCTTCTGAACCGGAAAGGATTCAGGTAGCGCAGGTACTCGTTACCCCTCATTGAGGACCAAGTTGACGGCCGGTGGGTCAGCGCCTGGATTTTTCCCCGCATGTGACGTAGCTGCGAGCAACGACCTGTGTCGCCGGTCTGCGGCTCAGACGTGAAAAACCCTTTGCAGGACGAGCTACGGGTAGCAATCGGGGATGACGTAGGGCAAACCGAACCGCAACCCGCCCTGCAAAGGGTGCTACATCAACCTTTCTCGCTGCTACACGAGGCTCGCGCATATCCGAGCGGGAATCATTTTCCCCCTATTCCGTTCCGATGTAAAGGACTTTTTGAAACTTAGGCGGTTGAGGCTACTTGCGGCTAAGGTATTCCGCGACCAGCTTGATCGTCCAGGCCAGGAGCTTCACGTCCGAGAGCTTGTGGGCCAGGTAAAACGCGCGCCGCCGATCGCGGTGCAGCCCATTATGGCAGGCTTTGCAAAGCGGGATGCTGGCGAAGTCGCTGTGACCGCCGCGCACGAATTCGAGGTGGTGCGCTTCGTCGGCCCGAACCCGTCGGCCATAGCAGTTTAGGCAGACGACGCATGGAAGCTGATGGAGCAGCGCGAGGTATTCGGGGCCGGTCAGAATGGCTCCGCGGTACGCTCGGCAAACGACCGCGACCGCTTGATCCCGCGCTCGGCCATCCATGCGTCGGTAAAAGCGAGAATCTCGGATGCCTCCGGCTTGGAGAGGCGGCTATCGCGCCGATAGACCACGTCGAAGCCGTCGCCGTCGATCGCGGGCAGGATTTCGGCGTCGCGTTCGTGATACCGCTCCCAGGCGAGTATAATGAGCTGCTTCCACTTCTTCGCGCCGATGCGGTGCCCGGAGCCTTCGGGCCAGTCGCGCCCTCGGTCAATATCGAGGCACATAAGCTGAAAGGCGACCTTCTGCGGCTCGGTAATGACCTCGATAAGCTGGTGGCAATGCGGGCAGCGCGAGGTGAAAAAGGATTCGCTCACAGGGAATCTTGATGCGTAAATTCCGCGCGCTGGACCTCGTCCTGGCCGTCACTGAACAGTTCCATGCCGACTTGCTGGGTTCGGTCTGCGACCAACTTTTCATAGTCGCCGTTCAGTTCAATCAGCAGCCATTTCCTGCCTAGCGCCTCGGCTACCTGCCCGGTTGTGCCGCTGCCTCCGAACGGGTCAAGCACGGTGTCGCCCGGCTTGCTACCGGCTAGGATGCAGGGTTCGATCAGCGCGGGCGGGAAGGTGGCGAAATGCGCCTCGCTGTATGGCTGCGTGGTCACTGTCCACACGCTGCGCTTGTTGCGGGTTTCGGTGCCTGTTACATATCCGCCCGATGGATGCCGGTTTCCGTCATTCCTGCCGCTATCTTCGCTATACGTGCCGCTAGGCTTGAACACCGCTTTCATGTTGCCGTTGGTCTTGCCGGGCACGCGATCACTGCCGGCCTGATTTTCTAAGTTAGGCTGCGACAGCCTCTCGACCGACGAATACGATAACGGTTCCGCAATCGCCGCAGCATCGAAGTAATACCGCTCGCTCTTGCTCAGCAGGAAAATGTATTCATGCGACTTTGTGCAACGGTCAGTCACGCTCTCAGGCATCGGGTTCGGCTTCGAGTTGTGCGTCAGCACGCCGGATGCGAGCGCGAACAGGTGTGGCTCGTCGGCAACGCCAACGTCGTAGACCCATCGGCAACGGCCCTTCTCGACACGCACTACGTCATCGCGCGAGCGTTCATTGTGATGGCCGCTGCGCGTCATCCTCAACTCGCCTTTGAATGATGGCCGTTCGCCATTTTGGAATTTTGAAATGGTAGGATTGAGCGTCAGCGTCCAATCAAGCCTCGCGCACGCAGTTCGTAGGTCTTGCTCCAGCGCGTAGTTGCGACAGAATCCAAGCCGCCAGCGTTGGTTCTTTTCCTCCCAATGTCCATCGCCGTCGAGATACCCGCGCAGGTACTCGGCAAGAAAGCGGTCGCTGTATCGCCACACCATTGGGGAAATATGCTTGTTGATCGCCGTCTTGCCTGAAACGAACTCGCGTACCAAACCAACCAGCAGCTTGCCGTACAGTCTGACATTCATGCAGTTGCCGCTGACTGTGCGCGTTGCGCTGCCGCCATAGGCCGCAGCGATCCGTTGCAATCTCTCCCATCGCACCGATTCCTTGGCGTGACCGGCGATCTGTATCGTGTCGGCCGCCATACTGCCTTCGGCCAAATACAGACCGGCGAACCACGCTGCGTCATCGCTTACGTGCGCGGGTGACTTCGGCGCATCCGGTTCTGGCAATCTGGAGCGCACCAGCCGGTCCCCAGGCTTTATCTCGGACGCTTCGAGTAGTCCGCGCGCCGTTGGAAACTTGTGCGTCGGTGTGCAGGAGACACGCTCACCGCTGCGCAATACCAGCGTCAACTCGGTA